GAATCTGGTCATATGGCCAACAACTCGAAGTTCCACCCTCTGATGATGCCAATCGTTCGGGCGACCAATCCGGTTCAGGCCCAGAACCCCGTCATTATGTCTTCTACGAACATTCAGCGTTAACGTGTAATAAATTTAGTTTTTCTTCATCTTGTTAATCTTCTTGTTCAGCGCGTTCACAGCCTTTGTATTCGCGTTTATAGCTTTCGTCAGAGCTTTTTGTTGCTGACGAGTGGGGATTTGCCTGAAAAACGAACTGGTGTTCATGGGTGCGTTGAACCGTGTGTATGCCATATGTACTCTTACCAAATATTTTAATTTGCTCCGGCGCCCCTGTTAGCACCCGCATTTCGTTCAATATTTTTAATTTTATATAATATTCTCCTAACGATAGTTCTGTTATTTTTCCAGTTTGGTTGAACGACTTCATACTTCCATAAAGTAGTCATTCTATTCGAAAGATTCGTATTGTTTCTCTTTATACTACTGATCCAGTTACTCACGTTTTCATTTGTCATGCGTCTGTTAAAAAAGTATGGAAAATATTTCCGAGCAGCCTGTACTTGAAGCTGTTTACCGCCAACAACTCCAAACGTGGGCGTCTGAATTCTAGTTATCATTTTTTTATATTTATTCAAAACATTCGATCCGCCCAAGTTTACACTCAGATTTAATGAGGTTCCGTTATTTCCAGAACTTGACCCGGCGTTTCCTCTCAATCGGTTTAGATTGTTGACTGATACAGCAAGTCGTTTCACTCGGTTTATATTATTACCCGATAAAGCACTTCGTTTCAATCTCATAAACCTTGCAGACTGATTTTCCAAATTACTTATAGATTTCAAATAATTAGTTAGTGGAATGTTATAAGTTTGAGGGCCAACAACACGGGCATAGCCGTTTTGATTTAAAGCCAATGCAGCATTCAAACTCTGTTGAGATATCGTAGGATCTCCACGACAACCAGAAATAAAAACAATAATTTTTCCGGTTTCACGGTTTCTTACGTAATTCAAAATTTCTTGGAGATTCAAGATTGTACCATGACCTTGCCGAACACTAGGATCACTTAACAGCCATACTCCCGACAACGCATCGTATGCTGAAGAATTACGATCATATAGTTCCAGTGTATGATTTGCTATAACTGAAGTAGGTGGGTAGATATGCTTTTTCCAATCCCATGCTTTATTTGTAACAAGGGTCGGAAGTTGGTTACGAGGTAAATTTCCTTTTATAAACTGGCGCACCTTATTTTGATTTGAAAATAAGTTTTGATACTTTGCAGATGTCGTGTTTTGAAGATGTCCCAGATATCCAGGTTTAGTCATGAAAATAACATACATATCTTTAGGTACAAGAACGGGCGGGTGAGTTGGGTCATGTGTTCCATGACCTATTGCTATAGCAAATTTAAATTTATCTATATTAGACTTTATATCATTTACACGTGTATGCCTGTTATTGTTATTATTGCGATTCATTTTATACTTGCCAGGAAATTAAACGCGCTTCTGCCGCCCAAACATCTTGGAGTACTTGGCCCGGACCCACGTGGCGTCCTGCTTGTAAATGCGGGAGGCGCGGGGCAGGGTCCGCTTGGTCAGCGTGCTGATGGCAATCAGACGACGGAGGACGGCGTGCGGATCCTCGTGACCCTTGGTGACGGCGAGAGAGAGCGCCTTGTGGCGGTTGGTGGTTGCCTCGACTGGGTGGTAGTGGTACCGGGTCAACATACCCGCCTTGAGCTTGCCAATCACCTTGGGGCCTTTGCCGATGGCGCCCACATCCTTTGTGGGAACTGAGCGCACACGGGACGTTCCCGCCTTGCGTACGTAACGGTACGTCGACCCGTCCTTGCGGTGCACAGTGATAACCTTCCGAGCGCGATGCTGAACGTAGCCAGACCGAATGATGGTGCGCATTGTTATTGTACCCTAGGAAAAAGTTTGGGACCAGCCCTTGAGGAACATCTTGAGCTTTCTCTCATTTGACGCAGCAAAGTCGAACACGTCCACGTCCGAGTCTGAGAGACTGATCGTCGGGAACGTGTACACGTGTCTTAAATTCATAGTCGAATATATGATTCTCGTAGCGTACGTCTTGAGATCCTTGACGTCTGCCGAACATTTAAAATCAATCTTTATAGAGAGAACATCATTTTGTCCCAAAAATGGTCCACCTGGGGTCGTCTCGGCCGCGCCACCATCTATATAGTTGTACCCGTCACTCAATTTTACACTCGAAATGAGAAACGGGACGGCGACAGAGGCGCAGACGGCATCCAAAACGGACATGGTCGGCGTCGTATCGATGGAAAAGTACACCGTCTTCATAAAGTCCACACAGTACGAAGACACGTGGAGTTTGACGGGAAACCATTCAAAAAGTTCTTCGAACGTGACATCATCCTTTCCGATAAAGTGTTTACATGCATCCGAAAAAACTTTACGAATTTTGGTACAAGATATAAGACCGTAATCTTTGATGAGGGATTTTATATTTAATTTCATAACCTGTTTGACGGGCGCATCGAGTGAAAAGTCGAGCATCTTGGCAACGTCCCCTTTTGCGAGACAATACACAAACCCGAGGAGGGCACCTGCAGATGCTCCCGAAAAAGCCTCGAGGTCATCGAGACGGCCGTCCTTTTTGAGTCTCGAGAGAACACCGAGAAACAGAAAGAACCCCATGGCACCAGGGCCAACTATAAGATTTTTCATACCTACTAGTAAAATTGAGGAAAAATCCCTCGAAGGGACGCGAATGTAATTGTAAAGACGACTGTATGTACCAGAACCTGAACAACGCCCGTGTGACCCGAAAAGAGCACGGGGCCACCGTTTGGCGGGAGGGTCAGAATGACTCCTGGAGTCAAGAGGACAAAAAGAACTGCGGGTACAATCAGGTCGGATACCGTCAATGTGAATTTAAAAACAAATTTGATGATGAGCCATGATAGAATAGCCATGACCAGAGCATGGAACAAGACTTGGTGGAGAAGATCTGCACCCGGGGGCAGGCTGAGCACGAGACTGGGGCTCAAGAGAGCGAACAGGACGGTCGGCACGAGCACCTTGGGTCCCGTGATGTCGATCATTTACTATACGTGGTCAGAAAAGTTCAGTGAGATAGTGCTGGGCCCATCCGTGGAACTCGTACTCGGATGCACGTTTGTTGATTGCATCGATGCTTGAAATCTGTCTCCACAGGTACCCATGGAACGGCCGAGGAGCAGACTGTGGCTGCCACTTCCAGGGCTCAAGGGCAAACTCGACAAACTTTGGGTACGTAACAAGGTGGATCATATAATTTTTTTGGAGCTCTTCGTAGATAATTGCCCATGCGTCGAGCAAATCTTCCGAGTGGGCTGCTTGCCAATCCTCGGGGTCTGGGTACGGCTCGGAATCGACAGATTCATCCTCGGAATTGTATGCGTACGGGTCTCCCAGGTACGCGTCACGCGAGTACTCGTCGTTGATTCCCATTTTTTACTTACTATTTTAGGGCGCCAACGCCTTAAGCCCTGATACAGAGACGGCGGCTGACTCTTTGACAGGTGCCGAATCCTGAATGGCGGTCCAGGCACCCTCGACCTGAGCCTCGTTCCCGCCAAAAAACGTCCTGAGACCCTTGAGAATGACATCCTTGGTGATGGATCCCTTGGTCTTTTTGTTCTTGAGATTGACTTTTACCGTGTCATGAACCTTGACGGTATCAATCTCGTTTTGCTGCATGTGCTTCGTCACAAACTCGCGAAGATCCTTCTCACGGGTATTGAGTACCGAGAGATCTTTGCGAGCTGCGGCCAACTGGGCTTTAAGAGCGACCCACTCGGTCATAGCGGTTTTAAAGTCCATTCTAAAAGAATGAGCCATTTTTTTAAACATTTGATGGCGCGCCGCGGGAGCGGACAGTCCCTTCGGGACTGGCTTGGGAAGGCTGCGCCGCGGGAAACTCGCTGAGTTTCCCTACTGGTACTCGTAGTCAATCTCAAACTTGGGGCGCATGACGTCTGGAGGAATGGTGCTGAGGTTGAAGATGCTCACTGGGGTGCGGGGGTTCAGGGGCTCGCTGCGGAAGTCGCGGTTGGCGTTGCGGAGCACACCACCCAGCGTCTCGGGGTAGCCAATCTGGCTGCGTGGGTCAAGGTAGTTCTGGTTGCCCAGGATGTTCTCTGGGCTGAACTGGCCAAAGTCCTCGGTGGCAACCACGTCGCGGGGGATCAAGCTGGCGGATGACACGGACTGACCGATATTGTCGTTCATGCTCTGTACTGGGGCCGCCCCCAACTGAATGTTCTGGTTAGTAAGACCAGGACCCATCGCCGCCCCTGAGGTTACATTCATACCCATCACACTGGTCGTCGGCTGGGCATACGAGCTGCTACCACGCGGGGAGAATAGGAGAAAAAGAATGATGGCGACCAGGACCACTATGGCAAGCCCCTTGCGATTCATTTATACTAAGTTGGGATATTTTTTCGGTCAGTCGAGATAATCGGCTGGGTCATCATCCTCGGGATCGTCCGTAAACATGTAATCGGTTGGGGGTGGGACACGCTGAGCTCCGGTACGGACTCGGATCTGGACCACGCGCCAGATGGGCCCGAACGACTTTTTCAGGAACCACAAGCCAGAGAGCTCGAGGAGGACGTCGCACTTCGTGTCCGCCTTGACGTCCTGACGCTCCACGAGAGTCTTGGTCGAATCAAAAACAGTCGTCACAATCTGACCCTTGACGCTCACAAGGTTGGCACCGAGGATACCGTCAGTCACGCTTTCCTGAAAGGCGTTCGTGATGGTGTCGTCTGAAAGCTCCTTGCCAAACCACTCAACCTTGGAAGTCTTGGCCTGAGCCAAAAGATCCTCATCAATTTTGGAGAACAATTCAGTTCCGTCTGGAACTTTGAAGTTGATAGTCTTATTTTCCAGAGAGTCCTGGAGGATCAACCCGTTCACCTGACGGGTCACGCCTGTAATCTTCAGAAAGTATCGGCCGTCTGGGAGCTTCTGTGGCTTTCCGTACTCCATCTGTAGTACATACTATATAAAAATATTCTTTAACTTTAGATGGCAAGTTCATGCAGCCCCAAGTACATCCTTAGACAATGTCAGTGCCTGACGGACCCGATGGACGTGTACTCGAATGTATGCGCGTATGTAAGCAGGGAAAACGGGCTGGTGTATCCGTGTGATCCTGGGTGTTGCAATTTTTCATGTAAAAATCAAGATCCAAACATCTCACGGCAAGAGGTCCGACCTGCATATGGCGTGACTCTTCCAACTGGGTTTGGGTCAAACATTCCACAATCTGAGGAGCCATCTGACTTTCCAGGAATGTCTTCATTTGTTGACCCTCAGCCCCAGTCTCTCATTCCTGGCGCTCCACTCGTCGCACCCGATCCTCCATTTCCCGACAATCCGTATCCGAACACGCCACTTCTCCCAGATGCCCCACCGGTTCCTCCCGCGCCACCAAAGTTTCCCGTTTGGAAAATTTTGCTAATTGCATTGGTTCCTTTGTTGGTTGCGATTATGGCGGCGTGCTTCATCTAAAACTGCTTAAAGAGACCCGTGGTATAGATTACATAATGGCTACTCTCGATCTTCTGGCAAAGGAGCTGAAGGCTCTGCGCAAGGATGTCCGCAAGATTCGTCAGCACCTCGAGGACCCCCTGGGTGAGAAGCAGGCGGCGCGCACCCAGAACAATGGCTTCAACAAGCCACTGGATGTGACTCCCGAGCTGCGCCAGTTCCTGGGCCTCGCAGCCGACGAGAAGATCTCTCGGTCTCAGGTGACGACCCGGATCAACGCCTACGTGACCGAGAAGGGTCTGAAGGCTGGGCAGAATATTTCGCTGGATGACACGCTGAAGGCGTTGCTGAACCCTCCTGCTGACGTGCAGATCACTTTTTTGAATATTCAAAAGTACATCAACCCGCACTACATCAAGGAGGTCAAGCCCCCTGTCGAGAAGAAGCCCAAGGTCGAGACGGTCACCGAGGCTCCCAAGGAGAAGAAGATGCGCCCAAAGGTGGCGAAGCCCGCTGCGAACTAGACTTAAAACAAAAGGTTGTGTAATATAACAAACGAAAATGGAGGCACTCGTCCCCCCTCCAGAACTTTCACGCGACCACGTGAATGCTCTGGCAGGGACAAAAATCAAGGATCTAAATTTGTACCGGCGCGCGTTTACTCACAAGTCAGCCCTGAAACGCTATTCAGGCCTGACTGGTTCTTATGAGACGCTCGAGTTCATGGGCGACTCTGTACTCGGATTTATCATCACCAAACACCTCTTTGACCTTCACGAAAAGGA